TATTGGCGGCCGAGTTGTCCATTTCGGCATAGAACAGCGGTACACGAATGTCCGCGGGGATGTTGCTGAATCCGATCGCCATTATTTGGCTCCCTGTGCTTTGGCTTTTGCGGTTTTGAGGGTGATGTCGCCGTCGGCCAGACGCCGGCGCCACCAGGCGCTGTCCAGCACTTCGCGGCCTTCGAGGGGCAGCAGGTCGCCCGCTTCCGGGTCCGGCACGGCGCGGCCAGCGGCCGGCAATACGGTGATGCGATTGCTCATGGGGTTACGTCTCCAGAGAAAGTCAGTTCCACGCGCCCGTCGGGGCCCGGGTGTTTCAGGTTGGGGTCGGCCGGGTCGATCGCATCGACCCGCACGGTGGCCCCGGTAAAGGACGCCAAACCGTCCAGTTCGCGTTCGTGCCAACTCTCCGCAGGCTGACTTGGCAGATTGCGGCCGAGCTGGAACTCGGCAAAAAAGCGCAGCCGGTAGAAGGCCCGGCTGTTGTTGATCGAGACCATCTCGCCGCCGTCATAGACGATGGCGCTGTAGTCGCTGCCCGGCTTGAACCCCACCACCGCGCGCCACAGTTCGGCGCGCAGGTCGTGCAACAGATCCAGCGCTTTTGTAGCGTCGGTTGCGTCAAGCGCGAGGACGATTTCGAAGCGGTCGCGGATCGGTTGGGTGGTGAGGTTTTGTGCGGTGCTGTTGCTGGCCAGATCGGTCACTTGCATCGTGTAGGCAGCGGGCATCGCAACGGGACCGCTGGCCTGTAGCGCTACAAGGTCGAAACCTGCGGTGATTCGATTGCCCAAGGTTGGGCATTGATTACGCAACTGCGTGATCACAGACGAAATTTTCATGGCATTTCACCGGGCAATAAAAAACCCGCGTTGAGAGAGCGGGTTCAAAAGGTATTTATTGGATCTAAACTTCGCAAAAACCGATGTCCGCACAAACCTTGAATCAACAGGCCGGAGCAGTTATATTTCACGCCAATCTCTGCAATTAGAAATATCGCCATGGACCGGACTTACTACTTTAAAAACTTATTGATCTCCCTGGCGTTACTGGCGATATCCATATTTACCTGGTTTCACAACAACACCAGTTCCAGGCAGGAAAATCTTTATTTCTTACTCATCATGATAACAAGCACTGTTCTCTTTCCTTTTTCGAAAAGACTGATTGAGCGGTTCTTCTTATCGTTTACATCTCCAGCATTCTGGACACGGGGTTTATTTATAGAGAATCCAGGAAAAAATGGCCTGTACGCAATATTCTGGATATTGTGCATTGCCTCCGCCATTCCGTTGGGTGGTGCGTACCTGATTTACCTGACTATATATAAATCTCCCGCCCTGTCGAAAACCGGAAGAAAAGATGATTAAAGCGCCATTATCGCCTCATTCAGCTTTTTTACCTGCGCGTCATTAATCAGGGCACCGCTAATCGCAACCAACATCGAAAAGCCCAAAATGGTCATTCCGCTGGTAGCCGTCAGCGCAAAGACAAACGTAAGCAGTGCGGTCGCCGCAGCACCCAGAGCAAGTGTCTCGACCTTTAAGAAAACCGCGCTCCATTCGCCTGTTTGATAACCTTGTTTGATTTCGACAATAAGGTCTTTTGCATCAAGCAGCTTCCCGGTGTATCCAAAGCCTTTGGCGAACTGGCTGAGGTTTTTGCCCAGTTCAGCATGATTCAAAGAGTCCAGAGCTGACGCTATTGCCGCTCGGTCTTGAATGCTGAACTTCTTGTTCAAACCATCTTTGTATTTGTCAAAGGCAGCAATCCCCTGTTCAGCGCTACGAATGGTCTTTCCTTGCGCCTCAACCGCCAGTTCCTGAGCTGACGCCGAGAACCTGGCACCAAAATTCTCGGATAGCTTTTCATAAAAATCGACTGTGAACTTCAAGGCTCCCTGATAATCGATTTCGGCAGCCTTTTGCTCGGCAAGTCGCTTGGCCTCCTCTTCAGCCTTACGTTGGGCTTCCGCTTGTTGTCTGGCTAGTTCTTCTGCTTGCCTACGAGCTTCAGCTTGTCGGGCCTCCTCAGCTTGGCGCTGTCTCTCGGCCTCGGCCTGACGTCGCGCGATCTCAGCATTCAACGTATTCAACCGAGTCTGAAGACTACCTATCTGATCATTGAGGATATTGGCGTTATACATTGCTTGCAAAGTGCCGAGCGAAGGAGCCCCCTTAGTTAAAAGCACTTCCTGTTTGAGCAAAATATTTTTCTGATTCAGCATGGCACTGACAACTGTCAAGGCTCTTTCAAGCCAGGCATCCGGCGTAGGATTAACCAATGCTGGATAGGTCGCCGAAAACTGATCCAGCTCCGCCTGGAGCCTCGGCTCCATATTCAGCTTTCGCTCGTTATAATCAGCCTCGATTGCAATGACAAATCCCTGCATCGGATTACCCAACGGGTAATTCCCGAGAATACTGCCTCGTGTTGAGGTGGTGCTGCCAATGAACTCGTGTGTCCCGTCGGCATAAATAACTGTTGTAGCCAGTTCAATTGTCACTCTTACTTTCCTTTTTTTTCGAAGCGAGCAAATCATTTACCCACCATTGTATTAATCGAATTTTTACTACACCCAGGGGAGATATGACATGCGGATTTACATCGATAAACGTCACTCTCATTAATCGCCCTTGGTGCGTTGCCTTCGAACTAAGCCCACCGCTCAATGATTGGATCAACCTGTGTCAGTGCGATTCGGCAAATCAGATAAGTGCGCGATTACTGCGGATCGCGCGGCGGCACTTCGCAGACGCCGATGCGCTTGGCGGCCCAGCGTTCGTAGAGGCCGATGGCGACGTCGGCGCCGGCCATTGCCGTCAGGCAGCCAATCGCGCAAGCCGCCCAGATCGACATGCCGGCGGCATACAGCAGCATGATTGCCGACACACCGCAGATGACGCAGGCCCCGGAACGTAAAGCCAGGCGCCGCATCAGCGCCCAGCCCCGCGCGCCCTCCTTGTCGGCGCGCCACATTTCCCCGGAAACGCCGCCGACCAGGGCGAGCAGGATGACCAGCCAGATTGGCATGTCCGCCAACGCTTGTTGCTCGTTTGTCATGTCACGCCTCCTGGGGTGATGGATGAGTGGTGTGTGTTGGGATCAAACGGTTTCTCTTGAGGTAGGCATTCCAAAAAGCCCGGCAGTCACCCGCCGGGCCTTTCAGTAATGCGCTCCAGGAACGTTTCGGCTGGTTTAGTTAAAGGGGAAAGGCGCTACCTGCCAGTCGATGGAAGCAAGGCCATGACGGCCAACAGTCACTTCGAAAATGCCCGGCGCAAGGCCGGGCTTCAAAGCAATATGCGCTTTTGTGACGTGTGTAGCGGATGCCTCACGGCAACTGCGGCCAAGTGATTGTGTGCGGATAACCAGGCTGTTTATTGACTTGCATGAACGCGACGAAATATTCGTTCAAAGCCGTCAGATAGGCTGTTTCGGCCGCCGTAGCGATGCCCAGGTCGACCTTGGCTTGCAGATCCGTGGCGGCGAGATTCGCCACCACACTGTCGAAACGCTTGGCTTTTTCCTCCCGCAGTTTTTTACCCAGCTCCGACTGCGACCAAGGGAACTCGGAGTTGAACGTCCATACGCCGTTGTAGTTGGTAGCGATGTAGTCGTAGTCGACCTGATAAACGTCACGGCCGGTGATATCGACCCAGACTTGTTGCGGTGAGAACTCTTCGCTAATCGGGTTTACCGTTTCGAAAATGTTGTCGACTCTGCCATTCACTACACGGGCGTATTTTTTCATGCTCATTCATCATGTCCTTATTGATTGCCGATTGTTCGGCCAATGGGGTTCTCTGCCTGCATCAGGTAGGCATTCCAAAAAGCCCGGCAGTCACCCGCCGGGCTTTTCAGTAATGCGCTCCTTCGCCTTCCTCCAAATCCTGTATCCGAGAAGGAAGCTGACTTTTCGGCGCTACTGGCGCGGTACGAGTCCATTCAAATTGTTTTTCCGACCGCGGTCCCTGCCCGCCGGATAACTGCTCTTGGTGC